GGGGCGATCCCGCTTATAGTTCTGGTTGGGTATTGTCACTCTAATTGTCTAACGCTTAACAAGAAACTTAAATTTATATGGCTCATGAGCTTGATTAAGGTTAATAAATTTGTTTGTAAGCTTATAAATAGGTTACTAACAGTCGCTTACTAACTGCAGTAACTCGTTAATTAAAATAAATAAGCTCACGTTATACATTTGGCCTATTTAAGTTTAACTTGTTAATGTAGACGCTGCGAGTGTGACACTTAGTAATCAATTAATAAACCTTACGCATTAGACTTAGACTCATTTTCCTCTTCACTAATTAAGCTTTGAATCTCATCCTTCTCTTCTTCTATTTTATCAACCTCCTTCTTATCCTTATTAGCTAAATTTATTGCTTTCTTGCCTTTTGATTTTGCTTTCAATTTATTGATTAAATTTTTATTGAGGTTCCTAGGTCTAAAGACAAATTCAATTCCATCTATCTCATTTTGGGAATGCGTCAATAATATCTCAGATGCTGAGGCATTTTCTGGACTTAGGAGTTGTGCGGTTGATATTGATAATCCCATTGTTTGGAGATCAGTATAGGCAGGCTGCCATCTATTCTGGATTGTAATAGGACTTCGATCAATGAAGTACTGATGGTCAGCCTCGAATGACACTGGATAATTTGTATTGGCATTTGATAATACTCTAAATTTGACAGACATGTTAAACAATGTTGCAATAAATCTTCCATCCTCTGGATCTGTATATCCTTCATAGATTTTATACACTATTGCTCCATATGGTACTTGATGTATCTCACCATCTCCCATTATGGCTTCATTATATGGCACTTCTAATTGCAGAGCTTCATCTTCTGGTTGTGGTTGTGGTTGTGTTATAGGGTAATTAGCAAATTCCCACACCAACAAATTTTTGTTTAATTCCACTTGTGTACCCTGTATGAAGTATGCATCAAACTCTTTATCGTGATCATCATACAGTGTCTCACAGTGGATCAGTGTTCCAATTGGTATCTGAGTGTTATTAATTTGTGTTTCAGTAGGCAATGTTATGTTGAATAATGTTCTGTGCACTGATTTAGATATATTGGACACTGATATGGCTGCTGATGTATTAAAAGCTACTGAGGTACCAATTGGATTCTTAAGAGTATAAGTGTATTGTATGTAGAAGAATCCAGGTATGATACGCTCATTTTTCTCATTGTAACAGCCTTGAGTTATTGCTAAGAAGATGAAGGGATTAGATTGCTCCTCTAAATCACCACCCATTTGATATAAATTCTTTTGGAGGTTAGAGCCCAATATAATAGATCTTGTCATGGGTGCGTAAGCTTGGGTCATAAATCCTCCATTAGATGTCTGTAGTGATTGTTGTAATGCATTATGGACTGGAGCTTGTTGCCATATTGTACCTCCAATTACCGTTCCCACCTGTGTGGATCCACAGTAAGGTACATATGTCACGCTTAAGCTTATTGGTCGATAGTTTTGGTATGAAGAAGCCATTGTTGCCATTCTAGTTCCTATCCAATAAGCTGGGTTTGCTGTTATAATTGTCATGACATTTGATAAATTATTCCCTATCATGCTGTCAGGTATAGAGTATATCAAATCTTTTCCTGTTATAGTTACTGAAGTTGAGTCTTGTCTAATTATTTTCCATTGCTTATTAAATCTTCTGGCTATTGCTGCTGGTATTCTATTGAATCTTCTTATCGGTCTTTTGTTAAATATAGTTTGCTTTATTTTCTTTCTAAGTCTTCGTCTAACACGTTTGGTTTTATTTGACTTTTTAGTCTTAATTGATCTTTTGTTATTCATTAATTTCTAAAAATTTGTTTCGCCCACTAAACTCTTTAACTCCTCTACATCAAATTCAGCATTAATCTGATCATTGATATATTTTAATTCTTCCTTATTATTAACTTCCGTTCGGATGTTGTATTTTGCTTGCATATTATCCCAGTACTGCGCGTACACTAAATCCTCATAATTATCTCTGCCTTTTATATCCATTAACTGTTGTAATTTGAGGTTATAAATTTGTGAGAACCCAAAATCGACCACACTTTCCCTCTGTTTTTCTTTGAGCAATTTATTGTAAATGGATTTGAATGATTTCTTAAATGAAGGGTCGTTATGGTAATGATTGTAGATATATGCTGCATGATCTCTATGGGCTTTAGCCATTACCTCAAAAATTTCTATTCCTTTATATGACATTTCATATGACGTGGCTAAATCAAGGTGATACTGCATTAGTGCAGCTGGTTTCTTGTTCTTGGCTTTGATGGAGTATTGTGCAAGGGTGTACAGCTTGGCTGGATTCCTGGTAAGGGTTATGCGTTCATAAGTATTGTCTATATACCATGATCGTAATGAACAGAATTTAAAGGAATCTAAACCTCCTATCTCCAGGAACTTGCATATCTGACCTAAACCCCCTTGTCTATTATCCAATACTTTGAATTCTCCCTCAGGTTTTGACAAGAAGTACTTAGAGTATATACTTCTGATAAAATCATTAGATATCCTCTCTTTGTATAATACAGAGAAGTCATCACCTTTGGAGAATACTACAAAATCATCACCATACTTCAATCCACTTATTTCATTAACAAATATGTTATACATGGCCATTCTTATAGTATTTGCTAATGTAGTATCACTATCCCCAGAAAAGACTGTTCCTAATACTTTATACGTCATGTAGGTCTTGGGTTTCCCATTACAGTGATACTTCACATCCATCGTTTTGTAATAAAGGTTAGATAATTTCTTAAACTCTTCTTGAGGTACATGATACACCTTACTGGCGATTCTATTATATATATATCTGTCTAAGGCTTTCAGTGTTATATCTTGTGAATTATCAAAAGCTGATCCATCTCCTTCAACTACTTTTGTAAATCCCTGAGCTGCTAAAGCATTTATTTTATCAGCCATCTCAGTTAAATTCATTCCTCCACAATATCCATTTAGATGTTTTGCACATATTTCTTCTAATTGCCAGCATACAGGTCCCATGGTGTACTTAATACGTTGTGGGATAGAACATACCATTCTTGGTTTTCCATCTGCTGGTTGCAATTCTGCTTTCACAATTGCTTCATAATGAGTTGTTAGAATTCTTTGCTGTTCCTCGATTGAGTAAAGCAGATGAAACATACCGTCATTTTTATAGTATGTTCTAATTGGTGTAATTGCTCTTTGTTTCGGTGCTGACAAGTGTGAAAACCATTGGGCCTCATCGTATGAAAAGTTATCTAAATAGGGACCCAATTCGTTTTCTATTCTATTGATTGCATACTGTAGGAATTGTTTGGTAACCTTTGATGATGGTACAGGTGCAGTTTTCATCTGTCGTTTCGCTGCTGCAAACAAGGTTTGTTTATTCTTGCCATACATCATAATGTCCTTGTTGTGATTTAGGATGCCTGTACCTAATATCTTAACAAAGCCAGTTTTGGGTGGGGTGTCGTCTTGTATCTCTCTAACTTTAATATTATTAATGGTATCCATGTAGGCTTTGTGTATTCCTAATGTTTTGATGTACTCATAGTGGTCCTGGTTTGTTGTTCTTGATAGTTGAGCTAGTTGTTTATCCTTAATCTGTATAAGTAATCGGGGGAACCCTATGAGTCTATCAAAGGTTGTGTCAGTTTCTATAAGACACCCTAGTTTTGTATATTCCCTCAGTATGCTAATGTCATCTTCTTCCAGTGTGGATTTTGGTATGGACTGTAAAAATGGATGTAGTGATTTATGAAGTTGTTGTGGATTGGTATAGTATGCTACATTATTTGGTTTAGCATGTTCTTCTATGTTATCAGATAGGTAAGTGAAGTCGAATTTTTGGAAAAGAGGGTGCACAGCACCCTGATTATTTAAATGTTCCTTGATGGGATGCTTAGCATCCCAATTTAATATTGGTTTAGTGGGCGGGTTTAAAAACCCGCACTGAGATTAGCCTCCTCATTGATAGTAGGAGGCATTTTTCTGAATAGACTTGTGATATACGCCTTTAGTTTCTGCCACTGACTGAGTTTTATGTCTTCATATTTCTCTATTTTGTAATCTCCAGCTTTGAATTCTTGTAGTGTTTTAGTTAAGCTGGATTGTAGTAAAGCTGTAAGTGATTTTTCAGATTCTAATGTTTGGTAAATGACCTCAGTTATCAGTGGTATCACCTGGGTTGGAACATTTAAATTTGGATTCTCTTTAAGGATGTAAGTTATTAGGATTTTTAAATTTTGAAGGTTGATGTCATCCATTAATAATAATTTATTCACTAATTTATTTATTAAAGTAGTTGAGACACTAGCTTTAACTTCCGTTATATATTGGGTTACATCATTTATTTTCATCCTTACCACATGGACTGTTTTGGACATATCAGTGTATTTCTTTGTGAAGTAGTATCGACCATCTTTTAAAAATACCTCTTTTGGCAAAGGAATTGTATTGAATTTCACTTCTTTCTTCTTTTTATTTACTCTCATTGTTGTATTAATTATCTTAGGAGTCCAGTCGTTATTCCATATTCCCTGAGTACGTCCATGTGTGTGGTAGAGCTCTTTCAGATCCACCATTATAGCTGCAAAGGGTGGTCGTGGAATTGTATTTAATTGATTCCTTACATACCCTAAGTAGCTACCTGCTTGATGTGTCATGAGCTTAGTCGTTATGAAATCTTCTGGTCTTGGATTAGTTATCTTCACTATTTTGAATCTAATATAATATGTTGCCCCACAATCATATCGTTCTATGGGTATAACTTTCAATATGTAATCATTGTGTGTGGGATCAACAATTATGTCTGATGACATGTCAGCGTGCAAATAATTTAGATAGTGCAAATCATGAATATAAGGATCATCATTTCCTTCCATCTTCATATACATTTTACATTGGTTTAATTCAAAGGAGGGTGTGACTTCATTTCCTTGATTGGGTGATATAATAACTGTACCCTCTATTTTATCATCAAACTGTATGAAGTGAGTATCATTGTCTAAGTATTTTGGTACATGGGCAGTTCCGACAAAACAAATGCCATCATCAAGAGGGTGGGCAGCCTCATATAATTGATGTGGTTGGAGATAATAAATGACATCAGTTAAGTTAATTAGTAAATCCCCTTCTACTGGTTCATCATTTTCATTCCTCTCTAAATATTCATTTAAATTACCTTCCCATGTTGTTATTTCTACACGACGGTCTTCTTTTGCCATTATTTCCTCATATCTAAATGTTGCACTATCGTAAGCAGGTTTTTCCATTGTATAGTATCCATTATCATCATATTGTTTAGTTCTATATTTGCAATTGTGCTTATATTCTGAAATTGATTCATCAATCTGGTGGATTTCAATTGGTGTAAGTAGCTTATTCATTTTATTTTGGAAATTCTGTACTCTCTGTTTCACACCAATTACACGTTGATTATCTGCTGCTTCGTTATTGGGTAATAATATTTGGCATTCAATTCCCCCTTGTAGTATTCTTGTTGAATTTATATCCAATATAGGCCTACTAGGCTTATATCCTAACAGAGAGTTCCGGTCCTCTACCATTTTCACATGCTCAATTATGTTTCGATTTTCGGCAATAGATCTTATATAATGTGATATGTGGTGTTTATTGGTCTCTACCGGCAATCTCACATCCTTAAAGTTAGGCTCATATCTCTTATTTATTTGATTATATTCAGTTACTGGGACAAACTTTACGTTGGTTATTTGGTTTAAAATCTTACAATTCTTTTCTGTCTCAGGTCGTTCATAACGATAATAATTGAAGTACTCGTCGTTGTATTTCTTGATTACTAAGTGTCTATCCAATTTTTT